AAATTAGCACCAGTAATTGTGCCAAACGCAGTGAGCGTATTGGCCATGCTGATTGCATTAGTTGTTTTGTTAAAGGTGAATCCTGCCGCACCGTTGGCAACACCTTCATCATTGAAAATGACTTGTGTATTGACACCAGATACAGTAAAGTTACCAGAAATATTACCAACAACGTTACCAAAAATGTAGCCTGCACGTATATTGCCTAAGTTTTGAACAGTAACTACATCATTACTAACTGTTACTTCGCTTGCTAATGTAAATTCGCCATTACTATTATCCCAGCCCATGAATGCGGTGGCAGGGAATGTTGAATAATAATTCAACAATGAGCCACGGTCTTTGCCGTCATTGCTTGTTAATTGTGCACCGTTTGGATTGCCACCTTGATTAATCAATGGTGCTTTATATTGAACCGATGTTGAATTTGAATAGAATCCAGTACCAGACAATCTTAACAAATTAGCATTGCCAGCCACTGCCATGTTAATGTTGCCGTTGGTTGTTAACGTTATGTTACTACTTCCATTAACTAGATTGCTAGTACTAGTATCACTAGTACCGGCAACTACGAAATTACCACCAGCTGGATTACTAAAGGTGAGTGCGGTTGCGTTTGCAGAAATAGTAGCGCCGCCCAATACAATTGTGTTACCAGCTAGATATAGATTATTAAATCGGTTGGTGTCATTACCTAAAGAGTATGTTACGTTTGCAGAAGGGGTGATGTTGCCAGTCACTACCACATTTGGCGCAGACAGTATACCGGTAGCATTATCGAACGTAAATGAAGAATCACCACCAAATGATCCATTACTGTTGTACTGAACTTGTGTGTTGCTACCACCAGGTGTCCCTCCTCCTCCACCGCCGGCTGTCCAGGTAAGATTACCTGTACCGTCAGTTTGTAGAACGTATCCACTGGAGCCGCCACTAATTTTTAAATTAGCTACTGAACCCAAATTAGCAGATGATACTGTAATTTTACCCGTAGTTAATGTACTTGTTGTCTTGTCAAAGGTTAAATTGGCGTTTCCGGTTATATTAGCGCCGTCGTCAAAAATGATCTGACCAGTACTAGTGCCAACAATACCATCTACTTGAACTAATACACCATCTATTTCTAATGTACCGTCAACTTCAATGGGCACACTGTAGAGGCCTTGAAAGTTTGCTTGCACGGTGTATGCATCTGACGTTGCAATTAACGTAGGCATTACGGCTACTAAATTTGATGTGTTTGCGGCTACGTTACTGAAGGTAAGCGTGCCATTACCATCTGTAGTAATTACTTGACCATTGCTACCACCAGTAATAGTAATATTACCAATCGGTCCTAAGTTACTCGTGCCTGATACAACTAAATTTGCCGCAGAAACATCACCATTAGCGTATATAACCTCAATCGGCGTTTCACCTACGGATATACCATCAACTGAGTTAAAGGGTTTTAATGACATTATTAAATCAATCTAAATTGTGTTGTCCATACTGTTGAGTTACTACTTGAAGGAGTAACTTGCAAATTCAAATAAGTGTTGCCTCCAGATGTTGCTAAGTTCAATGCAAATGCACCCGTTGATCCACCGATTCGTTGTCCACCATATTGACCCCAATCGACAGATGAACCATCAGTCACTGCTTGGATAGTACAGACACTGTATTTAGATCCCACCGAGTCTACTGATTTAACAAAGTATTCAACCCCAGATATAGTAGAACTAGTTAATTGAATGTTTGCAATCGTCTGGTTAGCAGTGATTGCAGTAGTTGTTACTGTTCCCCATGTGCTACTTGTATTGCCGATAATTACGCTGTTATTAGTATAGAAGCTAGATGCTGTTGAAACGTTGCCAGTTGCGCTTACTACACCACCAGTGACTAAGTTGCCACCAGTGATGTTGCCCGTAGCAGTCACTAGGCCAGCTGTGCCTATATTACCTACATTGGCATTTGCTGTAGCACTTAGAGTTGTTGCAAATACGCCAGTTGTGTTTACGTTTCCTACGTTAGCGTTGCCAGTTGCACTTACTATGCCAGCAGTATTGATATTACCACCGGTGATGTTGCCCGTTGCTGTAACGATTCCTGCTGTACCAATGTTGCCTATGTTGGCATTTCCGGCAACACTCAATACGCCACCAGTCACTAAGTTGCCTGCTGTTACGTTACCTGTTGCTGTGATTAGTCCAGCTGTACCGATATTACCGATATTGGCGTTGCCTGATACAGACAAAGCACCTGCTGTGTTTAGGTTACCGCCATCGATATTGCCAGTTGCTGTGATTAGTCCAGCTGTACCGATATTACCGATATTAGCGTTGCCAGTTACTGTTAGAATACCACTGGTACCGATGTTACCTGCATTCGCATTTGCTGTTGCAGATAGAGCTGTTGCGTATACGCCAGTAGTGCCTAGATTACCTACGTTAGCATTACCTACTACTGTTAAGATGCCTGCTGTCCCTATGTTACCAATGTTAGCATTACCTGTTACAGTCAAGACACCGCTTGTTACTAAGTTAGCACCTGTGATGTTACCACCTGCAGTCACTAGACCTACAGTATTGATATTGCCGCCGCCAATGTTGCCTGTTGCTGTGATTAAGCCACCAGTGCCAATGTTACCAATGTTAGCGTTACCTGCAACACTCAAACTGTCAAGTGTACCAACACTTGTAATTGTTGGTTGAGCAGTATTGATACTGAATACTGTGCCAGTTAATGTTAAACCTGTACCTGCAGAGTATGATCCAGCACCAGAGAACTGTGTCCATAGGATTGGTGTAGTACCAACTGTGATAGGTTCGTTAGTTGTACATACCCAACCTGTATCTGCTTCCGTATCACCGTGTTCGACGAACGTGAAGGCAGAAGACATTTCAGTGCCTTGGTCAAAGTCAGTTGAACGTGTTAGTTGATATGCGGCTGTGCTATTACCTGCATTGGTAACAACGTAGATACCGTTATAAGGAGCATTACCTACTGTCTCGTTCTTAATTAGAACACGTTGGGTTGCCGTTACTGGTACACCGTCAATTGACAATGCGCCGTTTGCTGTACCTGTAAGTGTTGCACCAACACCTAGTGTGCCGTTGTTGTAGGTGTATGAAGGCAGTGCTGATGCAGTTGCAAGATATACTGACGCTTTTGGATCTAAACCAGTAGCAACTGTGTCTACGTATTCTTTTGTTGCCGCATCTTGTGCGTTCAATGGATCAGCCAAGTTGTTGATCCATACGTCATTCATATCCAAGTTGCCACCGAAACTACCTGTTCCAGTTGCAATGAAGTTGTTGGTGCCTAAATTGCCAGTGTTTGCGTTGCCGCCTACACTCAACACACCAGCAGTATTTAAATTACCGCCAGTGATGTTACCAGTTGCAGTGATTAGTCCACCAGTGCCGATGTTGCCAATGTTAGCATTACCAGTTACGGTGATTATGCCGCCAGTAGAGATGTTACCAAATGCACCGTTGCCAGTAGCAGTGACTACACCGCCTGTTACTACATTACCAAATGTACCATTGCCTGATGCCGTGACTACACCTACTGTTGTCAAATTGCCACCAGTGATGTTACCAGTAGCAGTAATCAATCCGCCTGTACCGATGTTACCGATGTTTGCGTTGCCAGTAGCACTAATTGCGCCACCAGTCACTAAGTTACCAGCGGTGACGTTACCGACTATAGTTGCTAGTCCATCTACTCCTAAATTGCCTACGTTGGCATTTGCTGTAGCAGAAAGAGTTGTAGCGAATACACCAGTTGTGCCTAAGTTGCCTGTGTTTGCGTTGCCACCAACTGACAAGATGCCAGCAGTTAATAAATTAGCACCAGTGATATTACCAGTAGCTGTGATAATCGATGTACCGATATTACCGATATTAGCGTTGCCTGATACAGACAAAGCACCACTAGTGTTTAAGTTACCACCAGTGATGTTACCTGTTGCAGTGACTACGCCGCCAGTTGATACATTACCAAATGTACCATTACCAGTAGCTGTGACTACGCCAGCAGTTACAAAATTACCACCAGTGATGTTACCTACTGCGGTAATCAATCCACCTGTACCGATGTTACCGATGTTTGCATTAGCAGTTACAGAAATATTACCTGTTAATACTGCATTCGTTGCGCCAATATTACCGACGTTTGCGTTACCTGTAACAGATAGAACACCGGCTGTATTTAAGTTACCACCAGTGATATTACCGGTAGCTACGATCAATCCACTTGCGCCTAAATTACTTACGTTACTGTTGCCACTAACATTCAATGTACCAGTTAAGTTAGCACCAGTATCGCTAATGACTAAGACGTTTGGTGTACCGTTGACAGAGATAGCAACGTTGTCATTGATTAGAGGGATGCTAACGTTTGTGCTACCGTTGGCGAGAGGACCCATTAAGTTACCAGCATAGATGTTGCCAGTAGCAGTGATGATTTGTGTGCCTAAGTTACCTACGTTAGCGTTACCGCTTACGCTCAAGTATCCATCAATGTTTGCGCCAGTTCCAGTAAAAACTGCTACGTTCGATGTACCAGAGACAGAAATAGTGACGTTGCCGTTGTTAAGTACTTGAATGTTACTCGTGCCGTTTTGAATACGCCACGTGTCGATAGTAACAAAGCTGAGGACGCCAGAACCATCTGTTTGAATAACCTGTCCGGTAGTGCCACCTAAGATGTGTACGTTAGCAATGTTTCCTAACGCTACGTTACTGGTAGCTGTTAAGTTGATAACACCGTTAGCAGTTATACTACTAGTTGTTATGTCACCATTAGCTAAAATAATATTGGATGCTATCTCGCCTACTGAGAAGCCACCGACTGAGTTCAATGCTTTAATTGCCATTTTGACGTCCTTGTTGTTATATTTATCTTAAGTCTTACTGAGAGTACTTGGTGATCATCATTTTGTATGTCACTCTGTTATTGGTATTTGAAACTACATATAGATCCATTGATGGTGGATTAACTACATCTCCTGGATTGAACATAATACCAAACGTGCCCACTCCTCCGTTTATTTGCAAGCCTGCATATTCGTTAAATTGCACCTGATCTTGATAACATAATGCTGAGATTTTTAAAGATTGTCTCAAAGACTGCACTGTTTCCGATGCAATAATCATGTAATCTGCGCCATACAGGCCGGCAACTGGAATACTGAATAAAGTTTCTAGACCTGTGTTTTCCGTTGTTGCAAAATACACACTTGTTGTGCCAAATTGATATCCACCGGAACCAATCTGTACTGAATTTGCTATTAGTAATCCACCGATTTGAACTGTATCGGTCTGACCATTAAACGTGAAGTTTGGTGATCCACCAAAGCCACCATTCAAATTATATTGAACACTTGTATTAGAGCCTCCAGGGTTACCGCCTCCACCGCCACCGTTATCTGTCCAAGACAGATTGCCTGTGCCATCTGTTGTTAATACTTGTCCACTAAATCCACCGAATAAATGTAGATTATCAACTTCGCCTAATTCGACATAAGCGCCATTAAAATCAACGTTTCCGTTAGCAGTAAACTTGCCTGTATTAATTGAAAGGTTTCCACTGATCGAGGCATTATTTGTTACAAATAAATTTCCAGTAGTTGTTCTGTTTGATGCTTGTAGATTTGCGCCTGCGATGTTACCTTCGACGTTCAAACTAATCAATGTGCCAACACTCGTGATGTTTGGTTGATCTGCTACTATCACCGTGTTTGCCACTTCTGCCATATTGACAGTACCAATAACATTAGATCCAGTAATATCAAAAAGTGCAGAACCATTGCCTGTATATCCTTCTGCGTCTACAATTCCTGCTACAGTTAATGTGTTGGAAGAAAGAGAATTGACAGTGATATTCCCAGATACTGTAACATTTGCAGTTGTGATTTGTGCAACTGTCAGTAGATTTGTCACATCATTGTATGTGAAGCCGGCATCGCCGCCGAACGTTCCAGCATTATTATATTGAATCTGAGTATTCGATCCGCCAGGAGTTCCATTGCCTCCTCCACCTCCGCCTGTTTGTGCGGTCCAGGATAAATTACCTTCACCGTCTGTCTGTAATACATACCCGTTGACGCCACCTGTGATGGTGACATTGCTAACATCACCTAATGACGTTAAGCCATTCACTGTTAAGTTAGCTGTTGATAAAGTATCAGAAGTAGAGTCAAACGTTAAACTTGAACTGGCCCCAAGCCCAGTTCCATTGTTGTATTGAATTTGGGTGTTTGAGCCAGCAATCAATGGCTGACCATTTGCGTATCGTAGATTGTTGGTTAGGATTGTGTTGGCGTATACATAGGTTGAGTTGACATTTCCTGTATATCGGCCATTGGCGTCGATAATAGGAATCGCTGGTATACCAACTGAGTAACCACTAATTGAATTGAAAAGTTCAGATGCCATGTCTTTTATCCTGTTATAAGATATTTATCAATTTTTGGATTTTTAAAAGACGGTTTAAGTCACCTTAAAAATCTTTTTTATAAATACTACATGCTTACTCAACAACCACATCGTCCTTTCTGTGAACAATGCAAAGTTAATTTGGCGAAGGCCAATGGCATCAGTAAGCATGGATTCAAAAAATGGCACAAGTATTGCACAAGTTGTGCCAAAGCAGTATATAATCCAAAGAATGGTTACTTACTTAACAAGAAACAAGAATGCGAACGTTGTGAGTTCGTTCCAGAAGATAGTTGTCAATTAGATATTGCTTATATTGACGGAAATAGTAAGAATAAAACTGATTCAAATATTCAAACTCTATGTGCAAACTGCAATAGAATTCATCAAAAAAGATTAAGAGAGAAAAAGAAGTCTTTATTAAACATTACAGTTGACGCAGATATAACAATTTAGTAACTCTTTTCTTCAATGATCGTAGAACCCACTAACTCATTGATTTCTCGTTTTATTTTGGCACGTAGATCATTCTTCAAGTATACTTGCCTTGCCGCATTAATGAATCCATCACCAAATGTCTTTTCTTCTTCCATTGCACGTTTGAAATTTTCAATGTGCCATAGTTCCAAGTTTACTTTGTACAATTGTTGCTCAAGTGGATCAATCGTTTCTGATTTTAGATTCAACTCATCTTTAAGTTCTTCCAGCATTTGTAACTCTTGTTCTATGTTCGTCAACTTAGCGTGATCTTTGATTAAGTTACTTTTAATTTTAAGAATGGTGATTTTATCAATCAGTTCACCCACTGATATTGGTGCCATTATAATCATGATGTATATATCGAATAAATTATCACAAAAGAAAAAGGACTCCGAAGAGTCCTTTTAATTTCCTTCCCGTTAACGCACCGAAGTGCGTTTCCCGAACAAGAAGATTCCTTGATTACTGGAATGTCAAGTTCTGAACAGCGATTTCACCAACGTAGTCAGCGGCGTTACCGAAGCTAGACGCTGTGTTAGTCAATTCGATGTAACCATAACGTGTCATGAATGATACGACTGGTTCGAATGTTGATGGATCTAGAACAACACCACTGCTCATCAATGGAATGTATGGGCAATAGAATGCTGCAGCATCAGTTTCGCTAGAACCCTTATAACCAACTAATACAGGTGTTGTATCTGGAGCATAAGAGTCAACGAACACACGCATAGCGCCGTTCAATGTACCAACGAACTTAGTGTTTGTTGGAGCTTCGAAAGTACCTTCTGTTGTACGAGCGAAAGCAGAAGTAGTTGCAGATTGCAATACTGTCAATGCGGCGCTAGAAACAACAGCCCAGTTACCAGCACCACGACGTGTGCGTTGTGCAATCAAGTTAGCAACACGGTTGATTAGAACAGCTAAGGCAGCGTGTTCGTCACCAACGTAAGTAGCTGTACCAGATACAGTAGCTTGGTTGTATGTATACTCTGTAGATGCTAGAGTACGTAGAGACAATAGAATTTCTTGGTCGATTTCAGCAGTAATTTCTTGTGCTAGAGCGGCCATGATTTCTGCTTCAACGTCAATACCATGTTGGCTTTGAGCGTCTTGAGCCGCTTCAAATGTCCAACGTGCTTGCAACTTACGTGACTTAGCTTCAACAGCTTGACGCAAGATTTGTACGCTGATTTGCTTACCACCGTTGCCTTCTAGGGCCGCAGTGTTGTTAGCAGTGTAAGAATCAGTGCTTGTTGTACCATATGGAGTACGAGAATACGCTTGAGCGATCTTGAATGGTGACAATGCTTCTTCACCAGCTGTAACGCTAGTTTGTGCGGCAGATGTGTCAGTCAAAGATTGAGCATAACGTACACGTAGAGTGTGGATTTGACCTACTGGGCCAGTCATTGGTTGAACACCTACCAATTCGTTAGCGATAACGGTTGGCATGACACGACGGATAACTGGAAGAATCACACGGTTTAATGTAGCGATGTTACCAGCAGTAGTTGTACCGGCTGATGATTCAGCCAATAGTTGCTTTTTGGTGTTTTCTAAGATAACACCCATTGTTGAGCGGCGTGTGCCCTTTAAGCCTTCAAGTAGGGCTTCTTTGGTCTCGTCCCAACGGCCTTCTAATAGAACTTTTGACATTTTTAATTTCTCCTAATATATGTCGTTTTTTATAGCCCTGCTAAACGCTTAATGTCGATAACGTTGTCACGTTGTTCCACATCAACTTCTTGTTTCGCAGTTTGTTTATCCCCAGTAATTACCTGTACACCTTCACTGATCATTGTCTTTGCAGACTTCTTTTCAGCACCAGTGTTTAATACTGCTGGAAGATACTTATCGAAAGCGGCTTGCAACTTAGTTGTCTGTACGCTTTCTAGTAAGCTACGCATTGTGCCTGCTTTTTCCTCGTTTAGAGTGCCAAGCAATTCGGCCATAGTCTTCTCACGTAGATTAGACTCTTTGATAATGCGAACTTCACGTTCTTTTGATTCCACTAATTTCTTAGCTTCGTTAACTTTCGCGGTTGATTCAGCTAATTGAGCTTGCATATCCTCGACTTTAGCCATTAGCTTACGTGTTTCAGCCTTGTCATTTAGATGAGTAACTGAGAACTCGCTTGCGAATGATTCGAAAATACGACGACCAAAATTGTTCTCACGAGCAACTTTGATATCTTCTTTCAACTGGCTCATTTCGCCCTTTAGATGATTAGTAACGGCGGCGCCAACTTTCTTAGCAGATTCAGCAACAAAACGTGCCTTCAATGCTTCTAGTTGTTGACGACCTTCTGCAACCAACTTGACCTTAGCTTCAACGACTGCCTGTTTATCTTGAGCGAACTCTTTGATTTCACGTGCTAGAGCATGAACAATGAATTGTTCTAGCTTTTGCTGGCTTTCTAATTGAATCTTGCGTTCTGCACGTAGTTCTTTGATTTCTTCGGCTAGTTTAGTAACCATGAAGTCATTGAACTTAGTTGCGCTTTCACGCAACTTGATTTTCGCTTGTACGCGGTCTTCGTTCATTGCTTGTCTTTCTGCCTGGAATTCTTGAATTTCAGTAGCTAGACTTTCTGATACCATTTTATCAAGGGCTTCAACCATTACGACACGGTCGTGTTCATAACGTTGTGCGAATTCCTCACGCAATTCAGCACGTACTTGTTCACGGGCTTCCATCAACTTTGATTCCCATGCTTCGTTTAAAGCACTAGAAGTTTCTTCGTTGATAAGGCCTGATTCAAGCAATGGTTTGATAGCATCTAACATGCTTTGTTCCCCTTATTTAATTTTGAGATCCTTGATGAGGCGCATTACTTCCTCTTGAAGGTATCTCTGTACTTTTCTGTCACTCTGTGCGTCTTTTGCAATATCCAACATTCTGTGACCATGACGCATATTCATCATACCTTCATAGATTGCTTTAGGATAAGCATTAGGTGCGCTCGGTTGAGCAACAATATCCACGGTGACTATTTCAAAGTCACTGACACGGCCGTCCAAGTCATTCACGTTTCCGCTACCACGACTAGATACGCCAAGTTTGACACCACTCTCCAACATGGTAGTTACTAACTGACCCATTGGAGTTGGTAAAATCTTTAATTTGCCGAAGCCATTAGCGCCGTCCATCCACATTTGAGTAATCATATGGGATACACGGTCTAAATTAATTTTTAGATCATCTGGATGGTCAACTTCGCCTAAGACGGAATAACCACCGGTAATTTGTTCGTTGAGAGCATTGACTGCGGCTTCGATTTCAGAAACAGGGTAAACACGCTCATTAGCGTTCTTTACCCCACCCTGAATGAAAATCCCCTTCATATAAAGAGATTTTCCTTTGCCTTCACCTTCACTTTCGACCACCATACCGGCACGGTCGAAAGTTAGATGCTCTTTGAGATACAAAGCCATTTTCTCTCAGATTCCTATTAGATGCGCTTCTTAGCAGAACGTGATTCTGCTACTGGGCTCTTTACTTTGCCTGCTTCGTCTTTAGTCACTGGCTTAGGTGTAGATTCACCCTTCTCAGAGAAATTGTTTTGAGCAGGAGCGTTCTTGAAAGAACCAGCACCCTTAACTTGTGTTTCGCCCTTAGTGCCGTAGTTAGCTGGAGCTTTTGGGCTTGTTGGGACTGTTTCTGCGTCACCAGAGAACTTAACTGGAGCTACACCAGCTACTTTAACCTTTGGGTCTTTTAGAGCGATTGACTTAGCGTTAGCGCCATTGTCGCCACCGATTTTAGAACCGTATAGACCTGGAACGTTCTTTAGTTGAACTGCTTCGGCTAGAGCTTCTTCTTCGTCGCCGAAGTCTTCTTCTTCGCCGCCTTCTTCGTCGTCACCAAAATCTTCTTCGCCGCCGAAGTCTTCCGCACCTTCGTCATTGCCCATGATTTCTTCGAATTCAGCCATTAATTCGTCTAGCTTGTCTTCGATAGAGATTAGGCGTTCTTCAACTTCGCTGTCGCCTTTTTCTTCTTCGCCAGCTTCAAAGTCTACAACTTCGTCACCATCGTCGTCGATTTCTAGGTCATCGAATTCTTCGTCTGCTTCAACTACGCCAGATTCTTCGGCACCGATTTCGTCTAGTAGATCGCCTACTTGACCGCCCATGCCTTCTTCGACAGACTCATCGTCCATCATTGATTCGTAGATTTCACGTGACTTCTCAACCACGATATCGTGGAATAGCGCACGAGCTTGTTCTTCATTTTCGTTGATGATTAAATCGATCAACGCTTCAAATTTTTTATTGTCCATTGTTTGTCTCCTGATAGAAATGGCTTATGTAGAATTATTTAGTGAGTAGTCACCAAATATGCACAATAAGTACTGATTTTTTGCGTTTTTAGTTTTTAGACCAAAAAAATGGCCCATTGGGCCATCTTTTAAATTAAACTGTCGGCTGCTCCGCTTGTGCAGTTGCACCGTATTGTTCATGTACTTTTTTCAGATACTGTTTCTTTTCGTAGTTACGAACGTCCAACATCTTACGCAATTTACGAATTTGACGTAAGGTAAGTTTAGTTTTGCGACTTTCTTTCCACTTTGGTGAAGAGTTATCAGATGCAATATCTTGATAGCCTTGCACTGGCGCATCGAACATTTCCATGAGTTTCATTTTTGGTAGTTTCCTATACTTATTTATCTATAGTTACATACCGGTGCCGCCAGGAGCTGGATTACCTGGCATAGGACCAGCAGTATCACCAACTGCACCAGCGACTTCTGGTCCTGCCATATCTTCGTCGCCCATGTTTTCCATGTCTTGCATGTCGTCAGCAGTTTGTTGATCTGTTTCCATATCGCCAACAGAAACACCAACGCTACGTAAATCGTTGCCTTGTGGCTCAACATCGTTGTCTTTATTGTGTTCTTCACGCCATAGTTTTTCGTTCTTGTTGATTTCGTCTTCACTTAGACCCAAGAAACGTTCTAATGCAAAACGCTTAGAGATATATGGATACTGTTCAATCGCAGTGAATGAACTCATACGTGCAGTGTCCAATTCACTCTGGCGATATGCGGCAAAGTTTTGTGGTGGGTTAAAATTCAATGTGAATAGAGAACTATCAATGTTGAAACCTCTCCAACGCAAGAATAGTTTGAATTCTTCATCTAGCTTTTGGCTGATATACTTTTGTAGGCGTTCGCAGTATTGATTGAAACGGAACTCTTGAATCATTGCAGTACCAACGCGACCATCACTTAGAGGAGTTGTGTTATCATCAGGGCCAGTAGGCAAGTATGAACTTGGTACACGCAAACCACGTGCTAATCTGTTGTTAAAGTATTTCAAGTCGTCGATTTCGCCCAAGTTTTGACCACCTGGTAGCAAATCAACACTAGAACCACGACCATCAGCAGTAACTGGGAAGAAATAATCTTCGTTCATTGATAGTGGGTTGTATGTTGCATCAAGTACCGATGAACCACCTTGACTTGAAGGGATACGGCGTTGGTGAATTTCGTTTTTAATACGATCAACGAATGCCATAGCCATGTGAGCTGGCATGTTACCAACGTCAATCTTGAACACTCGGCGCTCTGGCGCACGTTGAACACGGTAGATAAGAACCGCGTCTTCTAGCAATTCTTTTTGCTTGTAGACTTTAAAAATGTTTTCTAAAACTGACTGACCAAATGGCCAGAATCTGTCAAGACCTTCAGTAAGAGATAGATGAACCACATGTTTAGCATCTATAGCGGATTCAGTCTGACCTAGAGTAAAACGTGAACCTGTTGTATTATATGGCATCGCAGGGACGGTGTAGCCTGATGATGGAGAACCACCGCCTGTACCACCTAAGCCTGTCGCTGGGTTTGCGGCAAAGTCTGTGTTAGTCTTTTGAGCCGCAGTTAAATTCTGCAAGTTAATGTTAATGTCTTTGATAACATACTGTTCTGGCTTCTTGCCTTCCGATTCATTAACAATAACTTTGATGACCTTAGTCATGTCGATCCAGAATAACTTAAAGTTTTCTGGGTCACGAATGAATACTTGATCACCATATTTTAGGGTATTACGGAACAACTTGAATGTTCGTGTATCAAATTCATTTAACTTGCACCACTGAATCAATTGTGTTTTTAACAATTCGATTTCATGTGGCGTTGGGTCTTCGTTGAACTCCAAATCAAATGGAGTTTTATTGTGTTCGTTTTTCTGAGTAGAGAACTCAGCAATAATGTCTAGACATGCGTTAATTTCAGCATCAACGTCCATCATTTCATACTGGTTATATCGTTCTACGCGGTTTGGGTGACCAGTGTATACTTCAGGAAGTTTGCTACCGTAATTTTTGTAGCCGAAACTGTCATTGTTCCAACCACCAGTTGGCATGCCATTCTGACCTGGGCTACCATTCCAGGCGCCAGTATTGCCATTGGCACCAGAGATAGGGCTGGATACACCAGCTTTGTTCGTAAAACGTTTTTTATATGACATAATGTATGATCTGAGTTAGTATTTAGTGTTAGGCCATGGAATAATTTAATATCTTGCCCTGGATATCGTTGCCATCGCCTAGTTTATTGATCACTTCATCTAACTTTTCAGACATTGTTTCTACCATTTCAGCTAGTAATTCCACTACTTCATCAGAAGTTTGTGATGTACTGACAGCTTGACTGGTCAATGATTCTTTCTTGATATCTTTGAAATTAGCTTGTGGAACAACAGCTTCTTTGCCATGTAACATTACCGGATAGCCAGAAGATGGACCATCAAATACACCACCTGTTCTGGCCATTTCGATGTGTGGACGATCACCTGTTACTCGACTGAAACCATATTTTCTTAACAATCCCATCGTGTCCAACGCATCTACTTGATCGGAATTTAAATCAATAGCTCTACCGAAGTTGTGTTTGCTACCACCAGGAGGAGCAACAGGATTTCCAAATTTGTTGTAACGTTTGCCATCCGCTCCTGGTTTGGCTTCGTCATACATTTTTTGTTGTTCTTGTTCACTTCGGTATGCGGCATTTATCTGTACAGGCTTTCCATATTCGCCAATCATCTTGGTGAAGTTTTCTCTTACTGCATCATCTAGTGCATCAAAATGTTGCTTGTTGCCTAAACTATCACCCTGGAAACCTATCAATCGTAATGCATCTGCCGCTTTGCTTGTGTCAGTAGACGTGGAGCTAGGCGATGCGGCGGCGCCTCCGGTTGAGGCAGGAGCAGAGGCAGGAGTAGACTTCGCAGTTGGCGCGGCGCCGCTAGTGGCAGCCTGACCGCCACCACCTTGTGCTACAATATCTGCTTTTTTCTTCTTAAGTGTTTCGACATACGCTTGATTGTCCTTGTATTTCATGTCGTTTTTCTTAGAAAAACGTTCAATCTCTGCGTCAATCTTTGCTGTTTGCTCTTTAACTTGTGCTTGAGTTAATTTTGGTGCACCTGATCCAGTACTAGATTCACCTGTTTTGTCTTTGCGCCATTTATCAAATGAGTCAACTGCTTTCGAGAATGTATCACTTGCTGTTTTATTAATACCGACAGCTTTAGTAAACTCCAGTGCCGCATTATCAAGTGATATTGCTGTCTTGCGTTGGTTGTTTTGTAATTCAATATTTGCATTAGTCGTAGGGTCGGCTGCCTTACGTTCCTTTGCGATAGTATCAATAAGTTCTTGCTGATTATATTTGTCACCAAGACGTTTCTTTTCAGCGGCTTCTCTTTTGGCGAATTCCGCCATGATTGCTTTCTGTTCTCCGGCAACCACTGCGCTTCCTGCTAGTGGGCCAACGTTAGCACCATATCGCATTGCACCTGATGCTCTTTCTGTTTGTTCTACGTATGCTCTGCGAGTAGCAATATCCATTTGTTCTTTTGACATGTTGCCAGTGTCAAGTGCTTGTTTTAGTCCTTGACGATTTAGCATCATTGCGACTTTGGCCGCATCTTCACTTGTTATGCCACCAGAAACGTATTCCGCGGCACCCTTTGCGGCACTGGCATCACCCATCTGTTGGAAGGTGGTAGCCATGTCCATCCCTCGTTGCAATCTGGCTATTCTTGCGTCAGCACCAGTATCACCTGCTTCTTTTTTACGTTGCTCATCTAGTATAGCGGCTCGTAATTGTTCTATCTTCATGACCGCTTCTCTGGCGGTTTCTTGTTCTTTACGACTTGCACCGGTGATTGCCGCAATTTTATCTAATTCTTCAATGTACTCACCAGTCTTGATTGCAAGTCTAGCGGCATTCTTTTCTTCCATTGCACCTAATCTTGCTTGCAACGCCATGTATTTGGCTGTATGCTCGTACTGTTCTTCTAGCGTAATGCCCATTCGCTGGAACATTTTGCTAGTTTCTGATTCATATAAGCTAGCAGATACGTCAGTGAACTTAGTTAAACCGTCGGCCATCGATGCGCCGAACATCTTCATTTCTTTGGCGTTTGCGGCAACAACAGTTTTAAACTTGTCAAACTCAGCAACCGTCAAACCCATCTTGTGTAGCTTGTCGGCAATATCTTCCATGCCTCCGCTGGCAGTCATTGACATTTTGCCTAACTCGTTGAATCCAGCAAACAACTTATCATTTAGTTGGGCGGCAATTTCATTCAATTCTGCCAAGGTTTCGGCGGCGTTCCCTGCTACTTTAGCAACTGCGCCAACTGCTACGGCTGCACCACCGAGTGCCATGCCAAGCCAGCCAATTGGACCACCTAATAAACCGATGGCAACTGCGGCAGATCCAACAGATATTAGTAATGTACTGAATGCTTGTACACCTTTGTTTAGTTCTCTCGTGAAAACGGAAACACCCTTCGCTCCGACTGCCATGCCGCGCTCACCATTGATTAGTGATTTTCCCATTGCCAGAGAGGCTTGCGCCGCTCCCATGAATGCGGCCTGCAATAGCATTGCCGCACCTTCAAGTAATACCATGCCACCAGTAGCCAACTTGCTACCTTTTGCCATGTCATACAAATTATCTTTGCCTGTGCCTATGATAGAATTAAGAGAATCCAACTGTTTACCATGTTCTGTGGTGTATCCTCTAATCGCCTGACCAGGCGCTTCCATGGCCTTTGCGGCCTTCTCGGCACGTTGCGCTCTTTTTTCTTCTTCGGCGGCCTGTTTTCTAGCTCCCACTAGTTGTTCACGCTGTGCTTGATTCAGGTCTGCAATTGACCTAACCATGCCACCGTATGCCATACTACTTTCTTTTAGATTGGCTATTTCATCATTAATGAATTTCTGTTGCTGTTGACGTAGAAACGCTTCTTCGCCTACTGACTCTTTGATCTGCTTAATGGCTTTCTGTTTTTCTTGGTTCTCTATCTTACGCAGATCAGTGGATTGCTTAATAATACCAAACTCGTCTTTGTAATAGCCCAGCTTTTTAAGTTCGTCGGCTTGCATTTCTCTACGTGCTTGCCGTTGAGCCCTTCTGTCACCTTCCTGCCACTCACTGAATTTTTTATCTTTTTCGTACTGCTCATTGTAGTATTTGGACTGTGTGCCAAAGGATTCACCCAGCTGGCGCATGCCCTCTGCAAGTTCTTGTAGCGTTCGTTTAATTTCGTCGTCCATATTT